GAGGGCTGACCCATGGCCAAGATGAGTGGGCTCGCGTGGACCACGATGGGTGTCGCGCCGTCCGCGACCCCCACCGTGGTGACCGACGTCCGGAACGACTGCACCAACCTCGACTGGACCACCCCGCGCGCGGTCCAGGACGTGACTGGTATCGACAAGTCCGCGCACGAACGGCTGCTCCTGCTCGCCGACTTCACCCTCAACTTGTCCGGTGTGATGAACACCGCACTGTCGCACCTGGTGTTCAGGGACTGCTCGTCGACCAGCGTGGACCGGTTGACGAACATCACCGTCGGTGGCGCGAGCCTGAGCAACACGGTCGTCATCACCGACTACCCGGTGACCCGCTCCACGAACGGTGACCTCACGTGGAAGGTGCCGATGTCGTTGGCGGACGGCGGAATCCCAACGTGGTCGTGACCACATCAGACAGTCAAGATAGGACTAGGCGGAGGTGACGTGATGCCGGTACAGGGCGGCCTGTTTGACGGCGGCTGGGAAGCGGGCATGTCTGAGCTGATCGTGGACCTGATCGGCGCGGTCGCGGACACGACACTGACCACGTGGCGCGCGAACCTGGACGACTCGATCCGCGTCAACCAGGGCCGCTACATCGGCACCACCCGCATCGACCGCACCAGCGACTCCGCCGTGTTGAACGACGGCCGGTCGGTGTACGGGCCGTGGCTGGAAGGCCAAGGCAGCCGGAACTTCCCGGTCACACGGTTCCGGGGCTACCACTCCGCTGAGCAGGCCGCCGAGAAGGTCGGTGCGACCGCAGACGAGATCGCCGCACCGGTCGTCGTGAAGTTCGTGGAGGCACAGAACCTATGAGCAAGTTCGTGGTGGCACGCACCGTCTACAAGCTGACCTTCGCCGACGCCGAGTACGAGGGGATGGTGGTGCGTGTCCGGGCCATGTCCTTCGGTGAGTCGCTGCGCGCGGGGTTCGAACTCGCGTGGGAAGACGACGACGACCTCCCGGCCCGGAAGGTCAAGCAGCGGCAGATGCACGACATGTTCATCGAGCACTTGCTTGACTGGAACCTCACCGACGAGGACGAGCAGCCGATCCCGCCCACCTATGAGGGTTTGCTGTCGCTGGAAGCCAACTTCGTCGGGATGCTGGTCGGGACGTGGCGCGTCGGGAGGTCCGCGGTCGCAGCCCCTTTGGACAGGCCATCCGACGGTGGCGGGACGTCGGAGGACGTGGAGTCGACGCTGACGGAAATCAAGTCCGAAAGCCTCGCGAGCTGATCGAAGCGGAAACCGTGATCGGGTTGTTGACGCGGTTCCCGCAGTACACCCTGAGCACGCTCCTCGCTGAGGACGAGCGGCTGTTGCGGTACGTGAACATTGTCGACATGGGACAGGAGGTGACCGGCGATGGGCAATGAAGTTGAGATCACGGTCACCGCGACTGATCAGACCGGTCCGGTCAAGGACGAGTTGAAGGCCAGTTGGCAGGCGTTCGAGAAGACGTTCCAGCCGCTCGGCCTGCGCGCGACGAACCCGATCAACGACGCGTTCATGGCCGAAGTAAAAGCGTCGATCAAGTCACTGTCAGGGCAGGCACTAGAAATCCCCGTCGACGCCGACACGATGCCGTTCCTCGAACAGGTCGAGACCGTCCTCCAGGAACTCGCGTCGACCACACGAGCCGACATCCCCCTCGAGGTTGGGAACGCGATCGCGTTCCGTGAGCAGGTCCTCGAACAAGTCGAGGCCGTGTCGAACAGCGTCAAGGCGGTCATCGACATCGAGGTCAACGACCAGGGCTTGACCGACCTGCAAGCGAAAACGATGGCGGCATCGCAGGCGACGACCGACATGGTTGCAGCGCAACAGAAACTCAACTCGGCGTTGGCGTCCGGTGATGACGAACAGATCGCCAAGGCACGCCTGGAACTGGCGGACGCCACCAAGACGGCCGACGACGCCACGATGGAGTTGACTGCTGCGGAGGCGGCGGCCGCTGAGGGTGCGGTCGCGGTCGCTGCGGCGACCGACACCGCCACCGTGTCAAGTCGCGGCCTGAACGCGGCGATGGGGCCGTTGTGGATGGTGATGAACGTCGCGCAGATCGCGATGATGGGGTTGTACACCACGTCGAACTCGACGAGCAGCGCAACCCAGAACTTGACACAGCAGATCGTGAGCCTCGGCAACGCGACCGGGCAGTCCGCTGCCGGGATGCTCGCCGGGAACAGTGCCCTGTCAACCCTCAACGACCAGTTGAACAAGACCGGCACCAGTTCGGTCGAGTTCGCGACTGCCGCGATCGGTGGCGTCACCTCGTTCACGAGCTACCTGAACGGGTTGAACGCGTCACAGAAGCAGGTCGCGTCGACGATGGTGACGTTGGCGTCGAGCCAAGAGTCGTACAACAAATCCGCGTCCGAGTCCGGCACGATGGGACTGACGAAGTCCGTTAAGGAACTTGATCAGGCACTCAAGGACGGCACGGTCTCGTACAACAACCTGTCAACGCCGCAAAAGAACCTCGTCGACGAGTATCGGGCGTTCGCGCCGGTCCTGGGGCAGGCGAATGATGAGCTGAAGCAGTTGAAGGCGCAGCAGGATCTGGAGACGCAGCAGCTCGCCGCGACTGGGTTCACCATGTCGACCGCGCAGAGCGCTGCGAATGACTACGGGACGTCGATCCAGCAGCTCGCGAAGGACTTTGCGGACGCCACGTCGGGTGCGAAGTATATGGAGGACTCCCAGGACCAGGCATCGATCGCTGCCGGGCAGGGCGTCCAGTCGTGGAAACAGCTCCAGGCAGCGGTGACGCAGGCGCAGCAGTCGTATGACCAGGCGGCGCAGGGTGTCAGCAACGCCGGGCATTCGGTGGTGACGGCGAGCCAGTCGGTTGCGTCGGCGCAGCACAGCGAGGAGCAGGCGGCGAACGCGGTCCAGACCGCGATGCACTCGGAGCAGCAGGCGGTCCTCGCCACCGAGCAAGCGCAACGGTCCTACACGGAGTCGGTGTATCAGGAGGCGCAAGCGCAGCAGGCGGTGACCGCGGCGCGGGCTGCGGCCGAGCAGCAGTTGATCAGCTTGCAGTTGCAGGCCAATGACGCTGCCGCGTCTGCGGAGTCCGCGGGCCTGGCGCTGTACAAAGCCCAGCAGGCCGCCGCTGGGGTCGGGGTGAATCCGGGGAACGCGCAGCAGATCGCCGGGGAGCAGATCACCGCGCAAAATGAGGCGCAGGTCGAGGCCGCGATCGCGTTGATCCAGGCTGAGAATCAGGTCGCGGACGCACAGAACTCGTCGACGACTGCACAGTCTGGCCTGAACACGGCACGGCAGCAGGGTGTCGACGGGAATCCGGCGGTGCTGTCTGCGGAGCATTCGCTGTCGCAGGCGCAGCAGGGAGTCGAGCAGGCCGCGCAGGGTGTGACGAACGCCCAGTACGCGGAAACGCAAGCGGTGCAAGGTGTGACGAACGCGCAGTGGGCGCAGCATGAGGCCGCGTTGCAGGTGGGTAACGCCGAGTGGTCGTTGCATGCGGCTGGGCTGGCGGTGACGCAGGCCGAGCAGGCGGAAAAGACGGCTACGGACGCGTTGAACGCGGCGCGGGACAACGAATCACGCTCGGTGGACGCAAACACGTTGAAGGGTGCGCAGAACCGGCAACAGCTGGAGGCCATTTTCGAGGCGTACGAGAAGGTGTCCCCGTCTGAGCAGATCGCGGCCGAGATGACCCAGAAGGTCGGGCAGCAGATGGGGTTCACGTCCGGCCAGATCGGTGACGTCCTCGGGTCACTGAACGGCCTGAATGGGACGGACACCCAGTTCTCCATCACGGGTACGCCGAGCATGAATCCGCAGCAGCTCGTCCAGGTCGGCAACGAGCTCGGGTTGAGCTTCGCCCAAATTGAAGCGACGTTGCCGATGCAGCACGTCGGCACCGGCCGGTTGCAGGCGGCTGGTGGTCCGGGCGGCGGCCTGACGTGGGTCGGTGAGCAAGGCCCCGAACTGGTGCACCTGCCCTACGGGACCGAGGTGATGCCGCACGCCAATTCGATGCAGCAGGTCGCGTTGAAGCAGGTCATCCCGCCCGGTCACGCATCCGGTGGCCCGGTGGGCGGCCTGGCGACCCCGACGGCCGCGTTGGGTGCGGACATCCCGATCACGGCGCAGTGGGGTGCGGTGGACGTGGTGGGGCAGATGCTGCACGCCATGGGCGGCCCGCCAATGGTGCTGCCCCCGGCGTCGAGCACTGTGGACCTCGGCCCGTTCGCCGGGTGGGGCGGCGGCGGTGGTGGTGGTGGGGGTTCAGTCGCGGGTGTGCGCGGGTCGGAGGCCGCGAACCGCGCGATAGTCATGTCGATTTTCGCGTCGATGTTCGGGTGGGGCTCGGCTGCTGAGCAGTCGGCGACGGACTACGTGATGATGCGGGAGAGTGGGTACAACAACCTCGCACAGAACCCGACGTCCACGGCGTTCGGCATGTTCCAGTTTTTGAACTCGACGTGGGCCGGATATGGGATCGGGAAGACCGCCGACCCGA